ACGGATCCACACGGCCACGGATCCACCCGGACCGCGGATCCACACGGCCACGGATCCACACGGCCACGGATCCACCCGGACCGCGGATCCACCCCGGACCGCGGATCCACACGGACCGCGGATCCACACGGACCGCGGAAAAAAACCCCGCACGCATGGCGCGCGCGGGGTGGGTTTTCTTTTCATTACTCGCCGAAAATTAGGGGCGCCGATGCGGCCGCCCGAGTTTCGTGGTCGGGTGGTCCTAATGTCCACCGGGCGCCGATTAGGTGGCCGGCGACAAGGAAAACACCGGCAGCGCCGGCGATGCATGCAATGACAAGCGCCGTTTCGATTTTCTCATACATCGGCGCCCGCCCTTTCCATGACATGCTCAGGTGATACATCAGCGAGGTTTTCACGGGTGGATTTTTCCAAATCATCCGGCGAGGCGCCGGCCGCCATGCACTCGGCTATTAAGGGGAAAGGTTCGCCGAGCATATCCAACAATTCGGCATTTCTCCACGCGTAGACGGTCGCGGGGTTGATTAATGCAAGGAAACATTCCACCCTGTGCAACAGTGACAAAAACGGTGTGCCCATGCCGACGCGGCCGCGGTCCCATGGATCCGGCAGCCCTAAAATTTCCAGGTGGATATAAAGCCCGGCGCTCGGGTGGTCCAATGTAACCCATGTTTCAAGATCACGGGTGGACATGTCGCACGGGTCCTTTTTTCCGTAATATACAGGGCGCCCGTCGCTGAGCCGGCCGGCCAGGGTGGGGCTCGGTTTCATCGGGAAACCGTCCTTTCCATGGCGGCGCTGATCGCGCGACTCTTTTTTGAGCCGTGCGGATTAATCCAAACCGAAGGTTGACGCCCCTTGGAAAGCCCGGCGCAAAGCTTGCATTGCGCGCATGTTAATCCCTTTGCGTCACTTAGACATTCGATCGCATCGGCCGGCTTATCCGGCGAAACGTGAAACGTTCGGAAGCCGATCGCATTCGCAAGCTTCCGGGAATCTTCCGTTTCTGTCGATGCCATAAAATAGGCAGCGTAGGCGTGAGCCATCGGATTTTCTCGCCAATCGTGAAAATATCCCGTCCAACCCTTTGAAGCTTCCGCGATCGCTTTAACTTTGGAAATAGGTAGCAAGGTTGGATTGCCGTACGCGCCAAACCTAACTTTGCGCCCGGCGAATATGCGGGAATATTCAAACGGATTCAACTCAGGGTAGATCCCGCGATTCAATCCGCGCCAAACAGCAAGGGGCGCTTGCCCCACATTAACATAGCAGCCATTGCCGGAAGCGAACGGACAGCCCCGGCAAATCGTTTTCACATCGATGCCACGCGCGACAGCCTCAACCGGATGCATGTCCTCGAGGACAAACCAAATTTGAACCATGTCCCCTGTTTTCCGATTGTCGGTTTTCAATGTCGCAACGGCAGCGAATCGCTGACCGTTTACTGTACCCCGGTGGATAACGTACCCACCCGGTTTTTTGTTTGTCTTGCGATGAGCTGCAGCGATAGCGCCGGCCCACGTCGTGCATGTGTCTTGTATCATTTTTTTGTTTTCTACGGTTTCCCGGTGTCCCACCGGGTAGGGCGTCGCTGCATGCGACTAGGCAAAAAATAGCAAGGGCGCCAAGCTTTGCAACAGTTAATTTAAAATTAATTTGACCGGGCGCGCGGATCCACCCCGCGGCCGATTTACTGGCATGCGGTCCGGCGCCGGCGATGACCACCCGACCACCCCGCGGCCGGATCCGCGGCCGGCGCTCGGCAATCACCAGGCCAAGCACGCGCGGCCGGCATGTCGCACGGTTCCGGGTGGCTGCCGGTTCATTCAAGCGCTGCCAGGCGAGCGCCGGCAGGCAATGCCAGGCGATGCCGGCGAAGCCAAGGAATCTATTGACCGGTGCCCCTATGCGGCGCGGCTCGGGGGACCCACCTTGTAAAACTGTGCATATTTTGTTTTCAACCTTGCACGGTTGATCAGTTGACGCGGCTGGCTAGGCATGCCGCCAAGCCCCGAGAATGCTAAGAAGATACTGGAAATGGACTTCGCCCAGATCGAAAAGAAGGCCAAGTCAGGAAAGAAACTAACAAGAGGCGAGCGAGCCTTGCTTCAGTCGATGAGCCAAGGTGGTGAGGAGTCTGCCGATTCAAGGCATGAGGCATCGAGCTGGCTTGAGTTGGCGGAAATTCTGGGTGTGACTACCGAAACGATTCGGCAGTGGAGAAAAATCCCGGATTGCCCGAAGGAGTCATCGAACAGGACGCACGATGTGATCGCATGGAGGCAATTCGTGAAGGCGCGCGGACTTCGCGGGAATACCGGCGAATTGGAATTTAACGAAACCCAGCTTCGCGGCAGGAAATTGTTGGCAGAGGTCGAGGAGCGGGAGCTTCGAGTGGCGGTGAAGAGGGGATTTTATGTCACCATGGAGGCTGTTAGGGAGAGATGGACCTACCATGTTGCTCAAGCGCATGCGGTTTTCCGCAACAAGCTAGAGAATGAGCTTCCGCCATTATTGGTTGGGCTCGATGCGGTAGACATACGAAAGGAAATGGTAAAGGTCGTGGATGAGATCACGGCCACATTAAGGCGCGGAGATTACCCGAAAGAGAAAGATCCTGATGATTCAAGCACCACCAACAACGCCCCAAGAAAAAGCAGAGCTGGACGAAAAGTTCCTGCACGGGTGGCCTAATCAAGATCGCCGGCCGCCATGGCAGTGGTGCGAGGAATATGTGGAGTCGATTCCGTATTCTCCAGTACCCGGCGGGTTCAAATCTGGCAATTCGCCATGGATTCGTGAGCCATTGGAGGCGCTGGCCGATCCGTCGGTATCACTGGTGTCGATCATCGCGGCGATTCAGGCAGGCAAAACCATGACGGCAGAGCTTGGTTCGTGTTGGATCGCGGCCAATGCGCCCGGACCGATGCTCTGGCTCGACCAGACCGATGCCGACGCCAAGGACCAGATGGAAAACCGTCTGCAAGTGCTATGGAAACAATGCGGTCCAGTTCGGGAGATTTTGCCGCGCCATCAAGGCGCAGAGCGTCACAAGCTGAAAAGAAATTCGGTTTCTTTCCTCAACGGCATGACCGGCTGGGTGCTCGGCGCTCACTCAAAGACCAATCTCCAACGCCGTTCGATCCGCTGGTTGATCGGCGATGAGACCTGGCGCTGGCCATCCGGTCACATGGCCGAGGCCGAGGCGCGGGTCACCGCCTTCGGGTGGCTGGGCAAAAGGTTCTTCGTGTCGCAGGCCGGCGAGACCGATGACGACACCGATCGGAAATTCAAATCGACCGACCAGCGCGAGTGGTGTTGGCGCTGTCCAAGTTGCGGGACGACGCAGCCTTGGAGGTGGGAGAACATCGAGTGGAGCAAGGACGCCAAACTTGATGATGGTGGGTGGGATTTTGAAAGGGTGCGCGAGACCACCGAAATGTTCTGCGAGTGTGGAAAACGATTTCAATATGCCGATCGATCACGCCGAGAGCTGAACGACCCTCGTAACGGCGCGCGTTATGTCGTGCAAAATCCCGGAGCGGCTAAATCGAATGTTGGTTTTCACTGGAACGGGTTATGCGCTGGATCATGGGGCAACCTCGCCGAGATTTACCTCCGGGCGAAGGCGTCAGCAAGGTACGGCGACATCGATCAGTTGAAAATCTTCTGGCAGAAGCGACTAGCTCTCCCATTCACGGAATACACCGAGGATTTCTCGATCAAGCCGACTGATAGCGGGTATGCCAGAGGCGAATTACTCTGGGGCAAGGAAGGCGCGATCATCGCTGGCAAGATCCGCCTGCCCGATGAGGATGATGAACCTCCGGTGCGGCTGCGCGTGATGACCGTCGATGTTCAGATGGATCACTTTTGGTGGTTGATCACCCAATGGAGCCCCGATGGATCCAGTCGCCGGATCGACTGGGGCACAGCTCACACTTGGGAAGAGTTGCAGGAAAAGCAGGAAAAATACGGCGTTTCGTCCTCATTGGTTGGCGTCGATGCCGGTTTCAATAGCTACGAGGTCTATCAAAGATGTGCCGAGCATGGATGGGTCGCGCTGATGGGCGATCGCAAGGCGACATGGACTCACCGACTCAAGCAACGCCTCGGCGTCGGCGTCCGGGTTAAGTCATTGGAGAGATTTTACTCGCCCAAGAGGTCAATTCATGTCGCCGCCGGCAAGACCGCTCAGATGTTTTATTGGAGCAACCTCAACATCAAGGACGCGATGGCTCGGATTCGGCGCAATCAAGATCCAGCGCGCGGTCCAACATGGGAGGTTCC